CCGCAATAAGGCCACCACAGTGGGTCCTTACGGAGAACGAGGTTTTAGTGATACGTAGTTCCTCCTACGGGTTTAAAGTTTTCCTTCTATCTGCTTGGCTTTACCTGAATTCCTGAACGAAGCTGGACTCCGTCGGGCCATTCCACGGGGCGTCTTGAAAACCAGGGCAACCGCTCTACCATTGGATCATTGAGATCAACCTCACGGACGTAAAGTTGATTAGCTTTCCATGCCATAGGCACTTCAAGCCCGAAATCTGGAATTGGTTCAATGACTGATAGCCTGTTGAAGTACTCCTCATACCTAAATTGCATCTCAATGGGGATCTGATACAATTCGGCCACGAGGGCCCTAGTGTTAGCAGGGGGTTCAATATTGAGCTCAGGTCGACCGGCATCAATAGCTTCGAGAAGTTGATCCCTCTCGTAGTTATTGAAGAATCCTCGGCCATGGAGAACCTTATCAATATTAAAAGATCTTGTCAATCTGAGGTAAGCTCTGGACATGGCAGCAAGGATAGGTACCCCAGGGTACTGATATCCTATTGACCAAGCTTTCGCCCTCAGGAGGGCCATTTTTGTTCCATGTGATGCGGTGGCGTATTTACCAGAAGTCCACCCGAACCCCGCCATAACCTCTCTAGGATAGGTCACGACGAGTTTATCCTTCATGTCAAAGACTTGACCACAAAAAGAGGCATGCTCAAGATACTTGTGCTTTTCTATTTTTATGATTAGTCCCAATTCCTCAAAGTCTTTCGCCTCCAAGGAACCTCCGTTGAATCTGAAGATACCATCATCACCCTCGACGAACCCTACGAACGAGAGTCCCTTTTGTTGTGCCAAGAAAGAGACAAACATCCAGTTCGAAAACCCGTTGCCCAGAGAGGTGCACATTTCCCCAGACATACGAGTTGCTGCTAACTCAAGAATGAAATGCTTGAACACACATATGTTTTTACCCCCTAAGACGTCCCTAACATTCTTCATGAAGGTGACTCCGCCGGGCATATGCTGTGTCATATATTCGTACAATTGGAATTCGACTGCATCCATTATCTCAGCGCTGAACAAAGCCTCGAAAGAAGAATAGTCAGTGGCCATGTACTCGGCACCATCCTCATAAAGAGAACTGAGCACTTTAGGCCTGTCGGGAACAGGGACTTTCTTAATGAAGCAAGGGAGTTCAAAAACCTTTTTCTCTATCAAACGGAACCACGGGCCGAAAACAATCTTGGCCTCGTCACTCCGTGCGTTGATTGAGCGTGCATGCTTGAAATCGGGATAATGC